CCTCGAGACTACGGCGGAATTCCTACCAATGTGGCGCTTACTTTATCTGCTGGCGACTTGCCAAAGGCCGTCAGTCAGGACTCCTAATGTTTTCTTACGGTGATTGGTGTGAAGATAATGGCGGTCCTATTTACATTTTCCAGGCGAGGTACTGTGAAAGGCAGATGTCACTCCCACAACGTCCGTACATTCTTCTCCATAGTCTGCGGACACTTTGTGTCCTCCGTCCCAATCGGTGAGCCGACGTCCAAGGATGTCGAGCGCGATTTTGCTGAACGATTAATTCCTCCGGCAGGGTCTGGGAAGATTACCGGTTGGACATGGGCGCCTCAAGTTAGGTTTCCATAGAAAAGTTGCACGTTGTAACGCACTGTACAAGAAATTACGTACTGTATCTAGCGTACCAAGGGCTATCCTAGAAGTTCGTGGTATTAAGTGTGTACCACCGGTGCTCAACGTGGAAGCCACTCCACTTGTTAACACCTTAGTTGTTCCGTTGCTCGCAAATAACGGTGTGTTCCTAAGTTGGTACCCGATTGGCCTCCTTAAAGTAGCAAGGCCAATGCGGCTTCTCCCATCTCTGTCCATGTCATATCGCCCACTAGGTCCAAGGCAGTCCCTGCCACATCTGCGATAGAACGCGCGATGGCAATGACTTCTCCCGCTTGTGCCACCACCTTGGTTAGTTGGGTGGTTGAGCGGTTGTCGCCGGAGGTGTCTTGCGATCCAGTCAGGGACTCTGTTATGGCTAAAGGGTATTTCATATCGGGATGATCCTCGTCTAAAATGAACGATACATCACGGTGATTCTTCCCATTGACCGTGATAGTCGGGTCTGTTGTCTTCGGTGCCCCTTCCACTTTATAGTGGCCCAGGTTCGTAGTCATCATTCCCGTGAATGGTTCATTGAACTTGATCAAATCGCAATCAACAAACTGGCCAGAACCGTCCTTGTAAAGGCCGGGTACCTGGCCGGCATACTCAATAGCGAGTGTGTCATGTTCTTGAGGCCCATGGTAGTCCGATCGGCTAAGTTCTTGGTTGCCGTCTGTAATAGCATGAATTTTCCCTCCTTCCGCGAAGTAACCTTCTCCTCCGCGGATGCTGAAGTGCGCGTGTTTTCCGCTGGTGGAAGAGACACGCGGCGACATGAGCTTGACTTCGTACTCGACGAATACATCTCCAAAAGCATGTGCTCCACCGACAGTAGACTGAGCAGCACTGTCGTCAAGATCAAACAGCGTGACAGTAACATAGCCCAAGTCGGACAGGCGGAGCTCATTGGAATCCACAAGATCACTGTGGGTTCCCCGAACATACATCTCCTTGGAAATCCTTTTCGAGGGGATTGTCAAGGAGACGCTAGAATGGATTGGAGCGTGGACTGCACCCTCAGTGTTGTAAAGCTCGCGGCGTGTTTCTGGGGCCGCGTCTGAGGGGTCATACACTGGACACATCGCTAAAGCCCCTCCGTACATCTTGGAAACGGAAGGAACAAATTTGAAACGCAAACGGCTGAACTGGTACTTCTCGTAACGGTTAGCAACCGCATTCAACCAAGGGAAAGTTATTCCATCACCAGCATTTAATGGCAATTTCAACCCAGCCCCTAGCTTAGAGTTCCCAGATTTGCTGTATTCGCGGATCAACGATGATTTATCGAGTGTTCCACAGAATTCTGTGTGAGAGATGGTCATACCGCCCAGATTCGCTGCGCGAATGTTTGGACGGCGTGATGATCGTGTTGTATTTGTTTTATTTTTATTTTTGTTTTGTTTTTGTTTGTTGTTAGTAATGCAGTAGAATCACCATTCCCGACGCATCAATCTGGGAATGGCTTATCGCCCGATGGTTCAAACTTTCTGAACCCTCGTCGGGTTTAACGGGCACTTGAACCAACAACCTGTGTTGAACAACACTCCCATATTCACCACCAAGCGTTACCCGTTCTCCTTAGGGCGCTTTGGTCATGGGTCCGTAAACCATGGTGGTGTACCAACGAACCATGCAACCGTAGCGCATGGATCTTGTAGTACGGTCCGGTACTACCTTTTTACGACTCCCCGTCGAACCGGCGTCACTCGGTTCTCGGTTGGAAATTGATGGCTACTAAGACTAGGTCGTTAGTGAAGTAGGTAGTGTGCCAGCGTCTTCCCCGCAGGTCATAACCCTTGGATATCAACGCTATGCACATCATTTCCGTACTATTCCGCTTTGGGAACCTACAACTCATGCATCCTCACAACTGGAAAACGTTGTGATAATGGCCATGGCCATGCTCATCAAAGTAATACAATTTCTCATCGAGCGGGTACGCGAGCTGAACAACTCGCCGTCTGGATCTCGGGTATTCCATAACTCCAGAGAAAACTGCGTCGGCAGGACTGAGGGGGTACTTAGTAACAACACGAACCAAGTAGAACGTTGTTGCACCTCTTTCTCCCGACCCTTCTGCTCCCGCGAGCTTCCGTCGGCCTAGCCACGATACGGGTTGGCTTCCCGTTTCACCTTTCCTCGGTGGGCTATCGTCACACTGGACAAAACATTCTTCTAACGGATGTGAACATGTGTCCGATCTTTCTGGATTGGCGGAGCGAATGCGCGGAACATTGGTGGTACTTCGTTCCGAACGTTATCTGCTGGGCTCATCCACCTAGCTGGTTCCAGTTGGTCATAATACAACTCCATCTGACGTTGAGCCTCTGGAGTTATATCAAAAGCCAGGTAAAATGAGATTCGCTCTCTATGCGAAGGTTGACGGTAAACGGTCTTCTTCGTCGGCAAATTGCTAGCGTTCCACCATGAATGGCGATAGTAATAATCACCAAGTTCAGGGATCCATGGGGTTGCTGCCTTCGCAAGCCATCGATAATGGTTCTGTAGAACAGGTACTCCCACTGATTGTGCTAATCCACAGCCAGCGACAGCTCCCACCCATTTGTTGTATACTTTCCTGGATGCCAAATCCTTGGTAGACACCAGGTCAGAGTACAGCCTCTTCCTTGGAGATGGAATCAGGACATAACCATGATCCTCGTTGAACACCGGACGTCCCTGGCAAAACTCAACGTCTTCCAGGTTGTAAGCGATGCCTTCGACTTTCATGGTCAATCCTAGCTTCAAAAACCAAGGACCGACTGCATCACAGATACGTTCAGCGTACTTCGCTTCTGTGATGAGCCAACCATCATCTCCATCATTTCCATATCGATACGGTACATTCATGTCAGACATGAATGCATATGTCGACAAACACATAATGATTACGTTACGCAATGAGGTGTTCATATCGCCAGACATTCCACAACCTTCCACTGAATATTTGATGGTGCCTTCTTCTCCATAGAACCTACCTCTGTTAAAGAGTTGAGCTTTGAGCAACATCGCTAGGGGATACAATTCTTCCGGTCCTACCTCGGTGCTGTACATCCTCGTTAACTTGTTTGCTATCATGAGCAACAGTATGTTCAAGGATTGGTCAAAACGTGCAGCATCAAGTAGAATACAGACAGGCCTGTTAAATTCACTCCAAGCCTTGTGGATTGCATTCCCACGTTCAATATGTGTCCTTCCTTTTTGGACAGTCACATGTTCGCCACTAGGGTCAAACAGTCTGTCCAAGTCGTGATAAATCACATGTTCCAAATGTTTTATCCATCTACCTAACATGACGTTGAAGCGGGGAGTGCGTGGTTGAATGATACGTGGCACCCCTTTGCTATACTCATCCTTCGTGAAGCACTTCACTACTGAGTCTTTCACTAGATCAAAGGGTTTTAGACCAAAAGATTCGACTACACTAGCATATAGCTTGCGTTTAGAACCTACAAAAGTTTCCACGAACTCATCTGCACTGAGTGGGGGTAACTTCCCAGTCTCCACGGATAATCTCTCCATGGCACGTATTGCACTTCCCAACATGTCATAAACAATCTTCGTACCAACACGTCGTGCAATCTTGGATCGTTCCTTTTCAGGAGCTGCTAGCACGTCCGGGTGACTTAATGCAGCGGCATGTGACCATGGGGTCGGCGCTCGCTGGAAGTTCTCACCCTTCTTTACAAAGAAGACTCGTTCCATAATTGCATGAGTGACAGTATTCACGTCGTTGTTCGGTATTTCCCAATCCGGGCCAAAACCAGGTCTAACCCGGTAATAAACCCGTGGCCCCTTCGGCCTTTTTCCCGCCTGCCTGGTGTAGATGACTCTGAAGGAGTCTGGACCACTTTCCGGAATTGTTTTCCGCAATTCTTCCGGAACATCAGTACTCGTTGTGGCCCCAGAGCATCTACCCAAGCTCCCTTAGGCGGTGTGCGAGATCTCCATCTCTATCGGGGCAGATCGGTCCACACCCCTGGTCGCTTCCTGCATCAGTCTAATCCCCTCTTCCGCTTCTGTTTCTATCCAAAAGAGCTCACATGCCCATTGTGCAATGCTGAGCATCTCCTTAGACCGCAGAGAACGGTATGTTGGGTCATTCTGTTTGACCAGGGCATTGATCTGCCTCGTGACAACTGTTGAAACGATCAACCTCGATTCTGAGTTGTCAACTAGAGATGGGAACTCTAGCTTAACGCGTCTAGCTATGTCCCCTGCCAAGATTGGGGTTCGCTGGACGCGTCTGCGAGTCCGTCGCATTTTCGCCGTTTCGAATTGGATGGTTTCAGTGTTCATTTCACCCAATACGTAGCGTTGACTCGCCTGGAGGGTATCTGGTTGAGCGCTGTTTTCACCTCCTGTGAGGTCCTTGTAGCACTCTATGTCTCCTCGCGCTATGGCTTTCATGTGGTCCCAAACCATGACATCAGCCTTCGGCTCTATGATATCAGCCAACCAGTGCTTGAAAGCAAAATCGGGGCGATACACCTCCTTGGTTCCCGATTTCCGGATCCTATCTGGCATGACCCAGAATGACATTGCTGAGTGATTATCATCGGACTCACTCGATAGCAATGACTCTAGGTCATGACCGTCTCCTGTGAAAAGATGCATTTCCTGTCTTCCCACGTCTACCGTTTCCACCAGCTCAAAATCCCTATTCCTACACGACATGTGTGGTCGTAGCCACTCGGCCACACGGCGTCGAACCCATGTGAATGTTCCCTCTGCAGATAAAGAAACGCTACCTTCGACAACGCGCTTCACTCTACTATCCCGAGAAGGCGGATTCACCACCACAGTGGTGCCGCCCCTTAGTAGTGTGGTTCCGTTGTTTACGGCAACCCTTCCTGAGGTCCCAATAACATGGGGGGGGGGG